CAGGAATTGGACCTCCTGACGCCGTGAAAGTAACCACCTTTGATACAGCTCGATAGTCACCCGCATCTAGAGCAACAGTCCAGTCGGTGCCGTCTGAGTTCACAGCTTGCCGTGCGTAACCGTTACCGGAAGGCTCGGTGCCATCAACCCCGTCGGCGATGGTCGTCTCGGTAGTGAACTCGTCGATGCCGCCCGCGTTGTTGAACGTCAGTCCGATCTGGAACGCAGCAGGTACTGACTGGGCCTCACTAAAGGCCACCTCCAGAATCCACTGCTCTCCCTCATCTGGCATCAAGTTGTGCAGACCCATATCGGCCCACTTCAACTTCCCGTCAGGACCTGTACACCACACATCCCAAACACTATTGAAGCCCATTCCGAGATCTCGGGCAGCCTTTCTCAGCGTGGCTTTGTCAAGAAACGGTGTCACTATCCCACTTACTCTACGCCTCCATCTTGCCTTGTCTAGTAAGTCCATATTACCCTCCGTCTGTCTTAATCTGTGTCTCTATATCTTAGTATAGAGGATACACCAAGAAACCGCAAGACCGTTGTGCTAGTACTTCTCACTAGCTCCGCCTACTAGAGCGTCTTATGGTCAATATAATGTTTTCCATCTCACGTATGACAATTCCCTCAGGTCTCACAGGGAGAAGATGATCGTATTTCGGATACGTGGATATAGGTATATTCATGAACGAGCCTCCTTTCTAGCTCTTAGCTTTAAGCGCTCCAGGAGACGCAGAAACTTTCCACTAGGTCTTATGGTTGCTAGATGGTCCATTACGCTCCAATCACGGATTCTTCGGGTAGTACTAAAAGTTCTGCGTCTACGATTCCAGCTTCTGGGTTAAGTTGCAGTCCTAAAACCCTACAAACCCTTATCAACGAACTACCCATGTCTATGTCTGACAACCTTACTGTTATAATATCTCCCACGCCAAGTTTAGCCATGTCAATTTCCGACTCAATCAATTTAGGCGATAGTTGTTCCCGTGTTTCCACCGGAAGATCGTATAATTTTTTGGCTCCAGCAAAGAGAGCCTCTTGATTAGATACCTGCCTAGTCCATATAACAGTAGTACCCTCCAGTATTGGAGACAGAGACGACGGACGAACAGGGCCTCCAGAGAGTTGTCGCCCAGAAATACTACCCTCTGTACGGCCACTTGTAGAAACTTGAACAGCATCTCGATCAGCGACGCTACCGCTCCCACCTATTACTACAGCCGTTCCTAAGAAGCCCTCCGCGTCTTCGGTAAGGGTGACCTCTTTGAAGTCCTGTGTCTGCTCAAATATAACCTCAGTACGACGATCTAGTCCTTGTTTACCCTTCCAGACAAGAGAAGTATGTAACTGTGTACCTATCGGATCATGGCGTAACAACCATTCCCACCCACTAAAGTCTGCTAGGGTACCGAGGAATTCTAGAAAAGATTCTGCTTGGGGTTGATAAGTTACTACTGGACCACCTTTCTGCTCTAACTGAACTAGTAGTGGAGGCTCGGCTCGTCTTTCAATATCCCCAAATATCTGGGTTAGGATATCCCCAGATGATGTAGAAAGTTCCGACCAATCCTTCGGTAATCGGGCTCGTTCAAATAGTGCTCCAGCATGATCTGTACATACAAAGTTAATTTTGGGCGCCCCAGCTCGTACAACACGTCTATTAACGAAGCCTACAAATGGGAGTACTCTATCTGATCGTTCTATACTTACCATGGCTCCTATACGCATAATACCTGGGTCTAGACTAGGCTCTGAACGCGCCACCTGAAAACTGCCAGTTGCTGGCTCCATTAGTTTGAACCCATACGCGAGGTTAGTCGAACGAACCTCAGCTAGTATCGAGTGGGGCGGAAAAGGGTTACGAAATCGAACTACAGTAGTTACCATACTACACCTTCGCGTCTCGGTGCTTAATAACTAAGTCCGTATCTACCATATCTTTTTCAGTGTAGGTTAAGTTGTTGGTTCCGGGTAAGAGTGGCTGCCAATCGTCCAAGTTGGACGGAATAAGAACAACCGGTAGACTATATCGCTCCTGGCCGCGTGTATAAGTTACTGTTCGAGCCAGGACGTCAATAGTGAGTGTTGCTCCCCCAAGTGGTACTTGAAGCCATACATCAAGATCGAAGCTATCTCCCGATTCTGTTCCAACTAGATTACCAACGCAGTGATAATAGTCGGTCCCAAAGGCGGCATCAATAGCAACAAGTGGAGTCATTGGATCAGCCGCAGCATCGTTTAGGAGAACATCCGTATCACCAAAAGCGGCGTCGTTCCCTGAGTCGTTCGCTTCAGTTGCCTCTGGCTGTACCGGCTGATCGCCCTCGTGAACGAGTTGCCAAGTCGTGACGCTCGTTAAGAAATCACCAGCAGCGGTGCTATAGTGATTTACATTCTTCGTTCGAGGTAGTCCAGCGGGCAATCGCAACGAACCGGTGCTATGAACCGTTACTCGCACCTCGATCCAATATATCCCCGCGATGAGTTTTCCCGCTCCCGCCGTAGCCGTGAATTCATAAGTTACATAGGCGGTCGTTAGGTCTGCGGCAGTGAATCCCGACCCCGAAGTCTGGTCAAGAGACATGACTTCTATGCCAGCGCTCGGGTTGGCCCCGCTATTATCACGAATTCCAACTGTGAAAGTGAAGCTATCCCCGCCACCGTTCTTTTTAAGCTGCAACTGGATAGCCTTCATGGCGGTGTCCTGATCAAGAATCATCCGGTAGAAAAAGCTCGTCACACCGCTGAGAATATGAACTGTCGATTCATCGGTATTCTGAACCGTTGTGTACGCCCTAACACCATTATAAATGAGCTGGTGCAATACTGCGTCAGGAGTGATTTTTTGATTTCCTTGAAGTGCCTCAGCTATATCCTGGCTATCAACTAACTCCACTTCTAATCCAGCTTCGTCAACTCCCAAGATACGTAGTCTTATATCTTTCCGCTTCTGGATATCGTAGTTAATAGCATCCGCAGTCGCCTCGATTCCCTGCGGAAGAGATACCGTTAAACGAGGAACGAGGGGCTTCCCCGCAATGGGATCATTAGTCTCCCAACTAACAAAGTCAGCAGATTCCTTCATACGGAGCGCGGTTGCCTTATCAAGCTCATTTTGTTGTACTGAGGGGCGCCATTGAGCAGTCCGGTTGGGCTCACTTTGATCCCAAAATACAGTCTTAGCATCATCTGCTATATCTCCCCAAAACCACCGATTGTTGAGGCTTGCTTTAAGTTGAATACAAGGTCGCTTACTATCTGGAGATGGAGGGTCACCTGCCTTGGCAAAGCCACAAGATACTACTACTAAGTAATCACCTCGATAGGCAGATACCCCAGAGTGATTAGCTTCTGTAGTTCCCCAAGCTCCGCGCTCTACTTCCGTGATTGATGTGAGGTCACTACTACGTCCTTTATATGTGATAATCTCCGATCCAATGATGATAAACCCTGAATCACTTAAACTAGATACTCCCTCTCTAAACTTAATAGTACCACCATCTGGTGGAAAGCCAATAGGAACCTTATTACGATCGGGAGTAAGAACCGTACGCGCAGGCATTGTCGCATTGATCCATACTTTAAGACTTCCAGTGTTTGCCCCATCAATCCAACGGTCTACCTCTACCTGGTTAAGCCACACACGGATGTCGTCACCATTAGCAAGTCCCTCAGAGAACTTGATCTCGGCATTATCAGCGTGGCCAACATTTGCAGTACCACCAATTCCTCGAACGCACCCTGTTAATTGACTAGCTGTAAACCCGCCTCCTCCCGTATAGTATATTTGTTCGTCATCGATCATTATCATACCTTTGGTGGGAGGGTTTCCGTTCTGGCCGGTATCATAAGCGATTGTATCCTGGGTGGAGTCAATACCGCCCGCTTCGGTAATGAGTGCACGAACGTTACCCGTTACTAAAGCCGCATGATCGAGACCACTCGATAGAGAGGTCAGGAGCACAGGTTCATTGTTCCATCCACTGGGAGCACGATTAGCAATAGCACCTAGTATCGACAACTTGTAGTCTTCTATAATACCAACGTCACCCTTAGTAGCGTTGGCTGTGATCGCAATTGATGTGGGTCGAGCTTTACGGTTACCATCATTAGCAACAGTAAACGCATCAGAATCACCAGACATAGCTAGACGTGAAGTAGTCGTCTCGGCAACTCTTTCCCAAGTAGCATCCGCTATACGTAGTACCGCAACGAAGTAACTATAACTCTCACGCCTTAACCGTACCATACGACAAAGAACTTGCCAAGCAATACCGGCCCCATCAATAATCTCTAGGAAAACACGCCCAGCCTCTTCGTCAAAGATCTTATAGAAGGCCTCAATATCATCCTGGTCAGTATTTGTCAACCAGATATGTAGTTCCCACACTCCCCCTTTAGGCTGGCTACGCACATCACGATCTCCCAGGCCGATCGCAGCAGCTTCCACAGGGGCGAACTGTCTTGTGATAGCAGGAGAATTAGGTAATTGGAAGCCTACGAAGAGATTACCTCCTAAGAGGGAGCTCCCGTTGAACTTTGTTGGGGTATATCTATAAGGCATTATATACTACTCACAGAGAGTCCTAGAGCTTCAAGACCTTCTTGGGGATCGCCTTGGAGTATTACCTGGTCAATGAAGAAGTTCTGTGTGCCTAGACCCATATTTCCTATCTTACTTAGGGGTGTAATAAGTTCAGGTACGTCGCCAACCACCGCAAGGGTAGGTCGAAGTGCAAGTCCTCCCTCGGCTAGACGGTCTATATGTACTGCACCTATAGTGCCAATCTCGGGTATACTTGGTACACCTAGTAGGCCGGCCAGGAAGCTCAAGCCCCCTGTGATATTATTTATCCTGCCAGCAAACGTGTTTATACCCGTAATAATGAAATTAAGTGCTCTCTCAAAAATGCCTATGAATCCATTAAGAATAATCTTAGATACACCACGCATACCTCGAAGTGCTCCAAGTACTATCTCCTTAATTAGATTCCATGTAGTACTCGTTTGGTCCTTAATAGCATCCCATATACCAAGCACAATGTTTTTAACACCCCGAGCCTGTGTAGTTACTGTATCTTTTATCAAGCCCCAAATACGGGTAACAGTATCTCTGATTGCATCCCACGCAGCTTCCCAATCACCTCGAAGTATCGCCATCCAAAACCGGATGGTACCAGAAATAAATTGGATCCCAATGAGCACTAGATTCTTCATGGTTGTCCAGATAACGTTAACCGTATTGGAGATTACTGTCCACCCTAGTTGGAACATGTTCCGTAAAGTATTGAACCAAAATATGAAGGAGTTCGCGATAAATCCGATGGTAACCACTACTAAAATCTTAATGAAGTCCCAAGCAGCCTTTACTGCGACAGAAATATCATTCCATCCACTAATGAACATTGCCTTGAGGAGTTTAAACCAGGGCATGATAATGTGATCTTTAACAAGAGTAACAGCCGTCTGAACAACCATTACTATGGTATCCCAATTATCACTAACTACGTCAGAGATAATTCCCCACCAATGCTGAAACGTCTCCAAGATTTCCTGGAAAGCCTCTTCTACGGGTGTAATAAGTTGGTCGAATTTATCGCGGAGGGTGTTTTTAATACCTTCCCCGAACTCCTTAAGGCGGTTCCGAATCCCAACTCCGAACTCCTTCAGTTCATTTCGAATGAGTACACCAACACTCTTAAGCCCGTTACGAATGTTGACCCCTAAATCCTTAAGGAAGTTACGTATGTCAACTCCGAAGTCCTTGAGCCAGCCACGTAGCCTTATACCGAAATCTCGGAAGAAGTCCCGCGCTTGTCCAATACGTTTTGCGAACCCTTCCTTACTGAAGAATTCATCTACAGCCTCAATAAAGGGCATCATAGCTGCTTTGACTTCTGGCCAGAAGATTATCAATGCTCCAAGAGCAGCCGCTACAGCTATAATAGCCACCACGATCAAAAAGAGGCTTAGGGAAACAAGACCGAAAATACCTACAACCGCAGCAATAATCAGGGCAGTACCTGCAGCAAACGCAATCGCCCCGAACGCCGCAACCAGTGCCCCAAGAATCTGGATAAGCTGCGGATGAGCCTCAGTAAACTCACGGATCCCTTGGAAGAACGGCTTGAGACGGTCAACAACGTCCTTAATCACAGGGGCAAGAGCTTTACCCATAATGATATTGATCTCTGTGAGTAGGTTCCGGAACAAGCCTAGTTGACTACTCAGCGATGCGAACCGACGATCAGATTCTACTATGAGTGCTATATTCTCATCCCAGGCTGTATTTGACGTGTCAACTGTATTCCGTAGAAGATCCCCTGCTGCAGCAAGGTTAAGTGCCCCTTCACGAGTACGAATCTGATTGAGTCCCACCGCATCAAGAACCTCTACCCAGTTACCACCACTTCTGATAAGGCGCCCTAATCCCTCTAAGAACCGAACAAGCGCTTCTGTGGGGTCGGTCTTGATAAGGTCTCGCATCGCTTCAGTTGAAATACCAACAGTACTAGCGAATGTACCTAGCGACTCTCCCCCCTGGAATCCGGCTTCAGCCATCTCTGTAAACGTCCTAGCTAGTACGGAACCAGCAGATTGCGCTCTAGGCATCACGGTAGTGAGAGCCGCTACAATACCCACCAGATCCTGAGCGGAAATCCCTAGAGTGTTTGCCGCGCCGGCAGCTCTCACAGAGGCGTCAACGATTAGAGGCTCGGTAGTAGCGAACTTGTTACCTAGGTCAACAATGGATGCACCGAGATTCGCTACTTGATCGATTGGAAGCTGCATAACAGCAGCAATTCGGGCGAACGCAAACGAAGTAGACTCCTCTGTGAGGTCAGTGACCTGAGCCATACGCGCTACGGTCTCTGTGAAAACCAACAGGTTCTCTACACCTCGAACGCCCATCTGACCTGCGATCTTCATGATGTTTGCTAAGTCTGCCGCCGCAACGGGAATCACAAGGGCCATGTCTCTAATACCGGCCTCTAGGAGAGCGAACTCCTCTTCGGTCGCATCTACTGTTCTTTGCACCCCAATAAAGGCGTCCTCGAACGTCATGAACGTTCCCACAACATTCGCCACCATATTTAAGATGCCACGACCGAAGAGCTGCATCTGAATACCAGCTCCACGAACAGTAGTAGCAAACCCGAAGACACGCTTCTCAGTGCGATCGAGAGCTGCTTCCGCCCCAGCAGAACTACCTGTAACGGTCAGTGTAGCAGGACCTATTTCAGTTCCGAAACCACCAAAGCCTGCCATTACTTAGGAACCTCTTTTACAGCAATACCAGACTGTTGCAGGCGTGCCTTCCACGTAGCACTTCCTATTTGCGAGGCATCTGCTATCCTAGGCCGAGCTGCCGTCATAAGGTAACTCATCCAGGACTGACGATTCGCTCGAGCTTCCTTCATACCTGCGGTAGCTCCATATGTTGCTGCTTGCGCTTGTAGTATTGTAACCTCCGCCAAGTGCTGATCAATGTTTTGTACGTAAGCAGCCCACACATTAGGAGGCATTCTTAGCTGCTCTTCGTAGCCGATCCCGCAGTAGAAGGAGACCTTTGTGAAGTAGCCACTAAGATCTCCCTCTGGAAGGCTACCGATTGCGCCGCCTGCTCGGAAAAAAAATCCATGATAGCCATCTGCTGTGTATCATCGAGTTTCACCCGCTCCTCTTTAGGCATGGATGGCATTACGATATCCAAGAACTCATTGAGGGAAGTTCCCATCTCCTCAACAACCTTATCTATTTCTACTTCCTTCTCCTCTTCGGACATTTCCTTATTATCCTGTACTTCGGCCATACGATTACCATAGCTAATGAACTTCGAACCCAGTCTCTGAGCTACAGCCGCTTTTTGTAGTCCTAGATGCTTAGGAAGAAGAAGAGGGTAACTATCCGCCCCTAGTTTAATGCGTGGCGCCGACGCCGTCAGGTCGTCTAGGTTGAGGGTATTGTTCTCGTTTACCATTGTGAGCCCCTTTCGCTACTGAGGCCGTAGAAGCCTCTGCTTCTTGCGCCTCTTTTAGAGCCGTAAGTGCTCTCGTTGCTTCCTTCGCTGTACGGGTAAGGGCCTTAAGCTGTCGGATGTGGTCAGGAATAGTGGCGGCACCAAGATCCATCGACACCGTAGCTAGAGGCTCCTTACCCGTGCAACACATGTTACGCCGTCTGGGCGATTAGCCTACCAAACTTCTCAGCTGCAGTAGGCGCGCTCTGGTCGGCTAGTGCGTGGAACTCCACCGGAATTAGTGTCTTACCATCCTTTACGAACGCTGGTCCGATGTTTCCGGCTTGAACTGCGCGCGGTACTTCGAACTGCATGTTCGATGCAGTTCCCAGAACGTAGGGGGAGCTAGTCCTGAACAGCAATGCCATCTCTGTAACGACACCTACCCCGCGATACAAGGTGTTCGTCTTGATCGCCGGGGGGCCTGCCGCAGTAACAGGATCCTGGCGGTCGAAGGCGTTGCCGAGGTTTTCAAGAGTAGCCTCCGCTAGGTTTGCTACGATCTGTAGATCCTCTTCTGAGATCGTAGCCTTTATGGGACCGGATTCGTCGTCGACGCGGTGCTCGTCAAGGGTCTGGTTTAAGTTAACCGTAACACCTCCGTCGACGTCGCCAAGGCTCTCCCAGTTCCCTGCAGGAGTAGTATCCACATCAGGGAACGCTTCTCCCACAGGGGCTACGAATAGCTCCCCCGAACCCACTAGAACTGACTCAAAAGCCATTACTTACCTCCTCTATGCTGATAATGCTTCTGCCTGTACGAAACTCTCCATGAAGGCGAGCATGAACGGTTTATTCAGGACTTCATCATATAGTACTGTTCCACCAGAAGAAATCCAGATCGACAAAACCCTCCCATCGTTCGCAGATATGTTGAGTTTCCCGTTAAGAAGCCGGTACACTCTCCAGTACACCTGCGCGGCATCTTCCTCAGTTGCTCCGTAACAACGAAGCTCGAACCTGGGACGGATGATCACTTCCTGGTATATTTCTCGAGGACCACCCGCAATTCTAATAGTGACAGCGTTATCTAATTGAGCACTCCCTGGTGGTAGCAACCCCCCAAAGATTCGCTTGTCAACTAGGTTGGTAAGATCTACTTGATCTAGTAGATACTGTACTACTATTCCAACCGGATCAACAATTTCTCCCGTTAGCGTGGCCATTAGATCTTGTGCCTCTTTATGGTGTCGTCCACATTACCCGAGGCTGCTTGAAACGCCGGTTCCACATACGGATGAAGGAGCTCTTCGTAGATGGCATAGAAGGTAGTACCACCAACAGCAAGAGCTACTACGTTACCGCGTCTCTCTGGCCGAGGTACGGGATGCCCCAAGTCTCGACTCTCTGCTGCTTGTGTACGATCACGGACTTCACTTGGGCGATCTACCTTAATAGACCTCATAAGTACACCAGAGATGATGTGTACAATCGACTTCGCAATAATCATCACATCCTGAGCGAAGTCCATAACAATGTCTTCGGTTGCTCGTCTAACTCTGTCCTTAACACGCGTACCCTGCCAATTGACATCGACGAACATGTTGAAGGTAACTGCACCACCAGGTAGTCTACCGATGTTAGCTAGATTAGGCACTTAGAATACCCTCTCACCTATTACATTCAGGTGGTGTGAAGACCTCTTCTCGGCTGGGCGTATTAGAAGGATGTTAATAGGACCAGGCTCCAAAACTACACCATTGGTAAACTTAACATCCACAATCCGATCCTGTTCTGTAATGTCTAAACCGCGTGGGAGAATAACTCTTACGACCCGCTTTACCGACTCTTTTAGACCCACGTTCGACGCCTCACCTACAGTACCTCCCATACCACGAACGTTACTCACTTGTGGAACGAGTCGACAAGGTACATCCTCTGCGTGAGGCTGCCAGGAGGATTTCATATTAGTATTGTACGAACCCCTGATCGTCTGAGCATCCCGCTCAATAGTACAAGTATGTATCATCATCCCATTGATACTCATAACGCGACGGCCTCCGTAGACAAGATCCTCACAGAAGGGTCTGTTGCGAGCCATCTCACCGGAACGTCCCCAGTAACCGAAGCAAAGGTCCACCCTAAGAGATCTCCAATGACAGCGACCTCTATAGGCACAGTATATTCAATGTCCTCCCAAACGTGGCCATTGAACCTTTGTACTGGACCCATTACCTCGACAAGTTGCATTATCTCCTCAAAGCAATTAGCTCTACGTCGGTATCAACACTTACGTCTACATTTATCTTCGCGTTCGGCTGGTTCCACTCTCCTTGAGGGAATGGACCGAATTGCTGATCTATACCAGCTGCGATAGACTGACTCACGTCTCCTACTCGTCCGTGAGAGCAGGAAACGGCAATGATATCTACTACTGTTGCTCCGGCGCCACCATTCTTCACAACGAGAACGGTTCTCCCGTCGTTCACGAACTCATGGTTATTGGCTGCGTCGGCAGGAGTATTCGTTAGTATTGCGGTACCGGCTCCTGCGGGTGGTTGTACTGGAACATCTACTCTAGGCACGTGTCGCCTCCTATCCTATAATCAAGAAGTGTTGGAGCTTCGACAGCACATTCTCTCGTTCCCTCTCCCAATTATCTGGAGACTTGTACGAGTAGTCTTGCTGTCCAACAGTTTCTTGCTTCATAACCTGCCGCTCAATAGAGATCCGGCAAAGCTCTAGTAGTATACGTTGCCTCTCAAACTTGTCGTCCTGTGGTGTATACGTGATGACTACATGTGGTTGCCATTCGATTGTAATACCGAGCGTAGCTATACGTTCTAATCTTCCTTCGTTCGGCCACACTCTATAATCAGCTACTGCTAGGGCTGTCTGAGTAATTCCGTCGCCTTCTGTTACAGACGAGACCGAGAAGATTCTCCGAGGGAGAAACACGTTACACTCTTTTTCGGAGTCGATGGTCTCTATCACTGTACCATCTTCAGCATGTACCCCGAACCGGCGAACAATCTCAGCTTCCTCCTCGTTAATGATTTGACCGAGGGGAGCATCACCCAGATCGGTTCGTATTCGGCTCTTGATTTCCTCTACGCTTATTAGAGCCACGACGCCTCTTTCTCTGTTCCTTTGGGGGAGAGCCCTGAGGGGCCATCTCCATCCTCTCAGGGTCTCCCCCTAGGAACCTAGCGACTGTCTCCCTAGCCGCTCTTAACATCCGACTTAGAGGGCCACCTTGACCATCTGAGCCACTTCTGCAGCCACTTGAACCACAGGAGCGTGACGTCCCCGATATCGAATCGAGACGACTCCACGTACTCGAGCAACAGCGACTGCGTCGGTCACCTCGATGCGGATGAACTCTTCTGGCATGTTACCATGTACGTCGATGGCGTAGATCCTGTTGTCACCCGTGTCGTCGATCAGAACCAGGGTGGCGCCAGGAACATCTGTAGGCGAACCGAACGCCGCTAGAGCATCAGATGTAATCTTGGCTATGATCGTACCGGTAGCAGCGATCGCACCTACAGACATTAGGAATAGACATCCGTCGTAATCCGACATATCTAATGCGTCGCCGTTAGCTGTACCGGCGGCCGAGACCGAAAGGGGAGCAATATCCTGGTTAAGCAGGACGTGCTCAGACAGGTCGTGAACTTGCATTACGCGTTACCTCCTATCTACTAACCTTCGTTCAGGGTCTATGCACCTGTACGAGTAAGGGTTCGGAACATGTAGCTTTGTGTCACTTGGCCTCCGAGCCGTCGTGTCAGAACATACCCGATCTGGCTTTGTTCCGCGTATCTTTCGTCGAGTCGCTGGATTTCCATATCTAAGCGGTCGAAGATCCAATAACCTCTCATGTCACCGAACAGCATCACTACGTTGTTCTGGGCGTCGGCGGGCATGAACTCCGAGCTGAATACCGGTCGACCTAGGATAGTACCAGGTGCTCCAGCAGACAGTCCTGGCTGCCAGATGTACTGGTTCTGGGTGTCCTTAACCTTCCGGATCTTCGCTTCAACAACAGATCGCATGATCCAAATCCCATTACCGCGATACTGTTGAGCGACCGCATAGAACGCGTCGATGATAGGGTCCGCAACGTCAGTAGTATCGAGAGCTACGAACACAGCGTCAGTGTTTCCGATACCCGAACCGGAGTCCAAGATACCTGCAGGGCGTTCGACTCCGTTCCCTGTGAGGAACGCCTGATCTTCGGCCATTGCTACCGCCTCGGCGTACAGCATCGTAATCAGGGACGTCACGTCTACTGCCGAGTCAAGGAGGAGATCCTTTGAGACTCGAGTCTTAGCCATCATCTTGTTGATCGGAATGCGCTCTTGGCCGAACGCCGGATCGGTCAGCCCCTTATCATCAGAGGGAGTCTCCTCGATCCACGTGATCCGAACACCGGAGGTAAACATGTCGTCTCCACCAGTAACCGTCGGAACGGTAACCACGTCACGACTTGTCTGTCCAACTGTCGCGCGTTGGCGAATAACAGTCAGACCCGGAATGCGCTTAATCAGCTCTGCACGGAAGTCCTCCGGCACGAGGAAACCTCCAGCTGCTTCAGCGCCCTCAGTCAGTACACGCACCTCGGCTTCTCCTAGAGCGGCCTGGCCGTAACGTAGGAATCGATTAAATGCGTCACTCTGTGCTTTCCTCTCAGGACTCTGTCGACGATTCTCCCGGCGACTCTCGTCGGCTGCAGGCGTAATCTTTCGGGTCTCTCCATCTTCCTCTTCGTCTTCACCTTCCTCGTCATTGGAGCTTGAACCCCGAAGATGTTCCTCGATACCATCCTCGATAGCCTTACGAGTATCGCGGGTCTTCTTGAGCTTGTCCGCCTGCCCCTTCGTTTCGGTGTGCTTCTCCATAAGCACATCGACCCGGCCCTCGTCTTCTTCACTCAGGCCTTCATCTGAAGCAGCATTGATGATCTCTCGAGCCTCAGTCAAGAGGGCGAGAGCTTGTTCAGACAAACGCCGCTCCGCTTCCATAGTGGGCATTACTTACCTCCCTTCGGCTTCTACTATAGCAAGCCGCGCTCTCGACCGTCGGAGCCTCGCTTTACCGTCACGCTTCTTATTTTCATTATCACCGTTGGAACTGTCAGAGGAACTGGTACGCTGTTGATTTACTTCTTCTTGCCTCCCTTCGTCCCCTTCATTTTCGGTTTCTTGTGACCTCCCATTAGAAGTATCTCCTTCCTTTACCTGTAGATGAAAGTGTCCTTCATCGTTAATTCTTGCGAGGTCGGGAATCTGTACCAGAAATCGCTCCACTATCTCGTCTGCGAGCGATTGTACATCAGGCATTCGACTTCGTGTACCGCCAATAACTGCTAGAGCGTTAGCTCCGAAGGTCACAGGTGATACGTCGAACAACTCCACCTCTGTGAAGTGTAACGTAGGTTCGTCGTCATCATCGCCACCCTCATCAACACTCATCTCAGTCTTCACACGACGAAAGCCGATGCTATTATCCGTGAGCGCCCCATCCTGAACGAGAGTAAGTATCTCATTCCCGAGAGGAGTATCACTGACTCTCCCTTCGAACTCAAGGCCTTCCTCTCCCTCACGTAGTCGAGTGAGCGTACCTATTATCGACCAGGCATCATGGTTGAAGAGGAATTTAATCTTCCCTTTTCCAGCACTGAACTTGTTACGGATAGTCTTCTTAAACGCTCCCTTGTCGAACACCGTTCCGAAAGCATCTTTGTTGCCAAACACGTTAGCCAAGCCAAAGATACGTCTCTTCGCTAGGTCAACTCGTAACTCAGTAGACACGGAGCGATACTCAACCGTATCTTCCTCACTCATACTACCTCCCCTTCTACTACGTTTACTTCCTCAAGTAGGTGTGTTTCTACCACGTTGAAGAGCTTATGGTACCTCACCTCGCCTAAACGTTCAATAAGCGTACGTACTGTGGGAGGAGCTGCCTTCTCTGTCTTATTGCCTGGAATCAGGAACACATCTCCTCCGTCAACAGGTTCTTTACCAATCTCCACGAGGAACATGTTAATAGTAATCCCCCCAGTATTTAGTGCTTGCGTGGTCCTCTTCCAGAGTGCACTCACGTCTTCTCGAAGGGCTCTCACGTTGGACAGGTCGAAGTACGACGTAGCTCTAATGTCTGAAGGGAAGTCAGGGAAGATGAGGTCCTGATCAACCCTACTTGCGTGCCGAGCAAAGAGAGGTGAGAGTGTCTCATCCCAGAAAGAAGTCTTAGCCGCACCATAGTTGGTATAGGTAGACCGTTTCAAACCTACGTTCGACCCTACGAGAATGGGAGGAACTCCTAAGGCCATACAGATTCGCGTTTCTGGTACATCACGGAGAGAGCCCATATCCATCTCACGAAAGTTTAACCCGATCTTCACGTATGAAGCATCCTCATCCATAACGGCAGGAGCGTGCCAACCAGTTAAGCCACTGTATCGTGACTGCCACCGCTTCATAATCCGATTAGCTTCTCGCTGGTCATTTAGCTTTCGCTTCACCGTGATGATACCAGAAGGTACACCAGCGTTATCGAAGAACACCTTTATGAAGTCGGTTGCGTCGTTGTCTAGTATAGTGTTACGAAACGCCACTCGGAGAGGCGACATCCCCTGCTGGTAAATAGCCGTTGGATCTACTCCATGCTTGAAGGGGATCATGTCGTCTAGAGGAATGGGGATATCATTCCTACTTGTAAATGATCCATCTGGAGAGTAGAGATAGAAGGACTGTGCTACGTTCTTCTTAGGTACGAATCGCACCCAGTCAGGGCGGAGAGTCCACAACGCTATAGGTCTTCCGACGTCGTTGCGCTCCTTCCAGTTATAGCAGTTACCATCAATATGCTCGATAGTAAGTACAATCTCCCAAAACTCCTGAGCAGATGCAATAATGCGATTAGGATGGTTAATAAGCTCAAGAGCAGGATGGTCAGGTACTGGAATGCGTACTCCAGCACCTTGCACTCCCACCATAAAAGGGGCCTCACTCACAGAGGTGGCGACCTCGCGAATACAAGCGTAGACTAGTTCGTTCTTGCGGTAGCCGTTATCAGTGAGTGATCTGTACCCTGAGGTAGGAAATTGTGGATTATTCATCCGCCAGGTCTCGAAGAGTTGTAGTCCCTGCCTAACTTCTGAGGTGCGGTCTCGAAGTAGATCGATAGTATCTTGGGCAGTACCCTTGATGAAGTCGGTGACTCTAGACATCCTATCTTCTATTCTAGCCGGAAACAGCTAAACCGTCAAGCTTCTGCTGTCCTCGAAAAAGAGCCTTAGTAGTCAAAGCCAGATCCCCTGCCCAGGAGCGTCGTTATCAATCAGCTCGTTAGCGAACGCCATCACAATAGCGTCAGCTTCGTTGGGGCTATCTAAGCCCTTCTTACGCATATCTTCCTTGCTCTCCATCTTGATAACTGTGTGACCCTTATAGGTTCGGTGCTCATACTTTTGCTCGATAAGCTGTCCCTCAAGGATCTCGTCTCGGGGAAGTTGAATATCTCCCTCACCTAGAATCGTACGTAGGTGCCAATAGGCTTCGGCCCGGAGGTTCAGATATGAATCCTCTTCCATTGGAGAACTAGCTCCGTCGTATTCAACCAGCTTATCACGAATCTTCTTCCGCTTCTTGAGGTAGTCGAATACTGCTGCTCCAAGTCCTCCACCCATGTCAATAATTACTTCGTCCGGCTCAAAGTTGAGGAACTCGTCGTATACTAACTGCTCCGTCTGAGGAACACTATTCTGATCCGACTTAAGCAAGGCATGTATCTTGTTACCTTCACGAAGGCAGATGATCGTTCTATCTGAACCATACCTAGCTGGGTCAACTGATAGGACCCGCTTAGCCTTCTTCACAGGAGTGAGTTTGAGCTCCATTGCTCGCTCAACCCAACCAGGTGGAATCAGTCTATCTTCGGAGACCTCGATCAGCAAGCCTTGTACGCGGATCTTGTATAGCCAGGAGTCCTCACCCCAAACAGCCTTCCTACCTTTAATCCACGCGTGGCTTACCTGTTTGCCACCAGTGTTTATAGCTACATCTTCAGCATTGACGTGGTGAATCCTCCATTGATTCTTCTCAGCCTTTCTACCGCACACTCGATAGAACTTACCCGTTACATCTGAAGGAGGAGTCGAGAGCATCAACATCTTTGCTTCCGCCGAGGACATTCCACCTGCCATAGCGTCGAAGATCTTGTCCGGGACCGCCTTGGACTCGTCTACTATATACAATATAGAAGGCGCGTGATAACCTTCAATCTTCTCCGGCTCGTCAGTTGATTCACCTACTGCGTACCACTCCTGCTCGATCTCCAAACGTACATCCAGGAGTTTATAGGGAAACACCCAACCCATCTTCGAGAGATCCATTCGGCGATTCCACTTGTGTACTTCCGACCACAAGAGGTCAGATACCTGCCGCCAAGTAGGTGCAGTAGTGATAACCTTAGACTCGTTGCGGGTGAACATAAACCAGAGTAGCGCCCAAGCACCTAGAGCGGTCTTACCTACTCCGTGACCTGTATGAGCAGCTACTTGTGGAAACTCACCAAGATCTACTAGGATATCTGCTTGATAGGGCCAAGGTTCAATTCCGATGATCTCCCGCACAAAGAAGAGGGGCTCTGCCTTCGCTTGAAGAAACGTAGCAGACTGTTCAGCTAGTAGTGATGGTACAGTATCACTTACCAACTACTACCTCAGTGTCCCTAGCCCACTTATAAAATCTATACATTATTAGCGTACCTAGGTGTTTAGCCTCTCGAAGAGTTAGGTTAGTGTGTATACGAATCTCCCTTGTAAGACTACCCGCGGTGAGGTTAGGGTTTTCGAGAAGATTCTTAAGCACCCTGACCTACCTCTACCACCTCACCTTCAACAGTATTATCCTCTTCCTTAGGGGCGGGCTCCTGCAACCGACGTGCTTGATCTACCTGCCCCATAAACTTCATGAACTGCTCTGGATCTGCAAACATGATGTTGTCCCCAATATGGCCTACACCGCTTCGAGCACCTTCTCCGGTACCCGTTTCTGGATCGATCCCAAGAGCCTTAGCCTTACTAGATGCTGCCTTAGAGGCGAGGTTGAGGAGGGTCTCGACGTCCTTAGGGGTTAGGATCTCAATCCCCTCTAGCTGTTCCCAGGCCTCTCGGAAGATACCGTCCATGCGTTCGCAGTACTCTAATAGTCCTTCCTTCTTCTTCGCCTCGTCGGCAAGGACCTCGCGAGTGCGCCTGTACCACTTGACATCATTCTGTACCACCCGATACAGGGGCATGTGATAACCTTCCAGTAGGTGGGAGAAGAGTGGATCAGCCTGAATCCGCTTTACGATCTCACTAGACGGCAAACCCTTAGCATGGAGAGTCTGAACGATCTCTCGGCGCAGATTCATATCGTCAGCACTAACCATAGGTCTTCCTTTTCTATTAGGATCACGTGTGCCTCCACCATTCGGGTTGGAATGGTAGATAGGATTCTTAGCCTTCTGATGTGAGTCTCGATGCTCATTCTTCATGTTTACTATTATAGCTCCGCTAGAGAGAGGTAAAAAGGGTGTTGCGGAGAGGAGTTGCTATTGAGTTGAAACTGTTGTATAATTAAAGAGACATTAAGAAAGGAGGTATTCCCGAGTGAATACCGAAGGTAGATTCGTAGCACTGGACACAGAAGAGGCACAGGAGGTAATGTCGCATGACTCCTCCAACAGGCGAGGGAGAGTGAGCTACCCCATTCTTAAGGGGTTCCTCGAGAGTGGTATGGATGTTGCGAAGCTCAATCGTGAAGGACTCAATCATCCGGCGATGCACTACCACACACTGCTCAAGATGTACATAGAGGGCCATAACATGCCAGTAGCACTCAAACTACTGAATGGAGAGCTCTACCTTATCCGTAAGGAGTACGCAGAGCAGAACGAGGAGACTAATGACGAACAGAAGGAAGCGCCAAAGCTCACAAAGGCAGCTCTCGCCAAGGCGTAAGGCATTGGTAGTGACAGCCAGTCTCTATAATGAGACTGAGCTGTTCACTATCTTGCGGAAGCTAGCCGCTGCAGACATCGACTGGGATATTGTTGCTCGCCGTCGAGTAATCCGTGCGGAGAAAGGCAACACCGACGAGTTCGAGGTAGACTATCTCCTACGGGAGTTCGATCCCAAAACCCTGGACCAATACTGTGCGGTCATCTTTACTAGTGGAGAAACCTCCGAGACTAGACATATGTGGTTCAGTCAGGAGATCAAAGAGATCGCCGAACGGGCGTCGGAGCAGGAAATACCTATCGGAGCAGTATGCTGTGCAGCTCCTTGTGTACGGTACATTGCTAAAGACCGTCGTGTAACAGGATTTCCCCTTCACGAGATACTCACCCTATTCAAATCCGCAGGAGCACATATCACAGGGAGATCGGTTGAGGTAGATGGCACTCTTGTTACGGCGGAGGCAGAGATACAAGTCCTTGACTGGATGAATGCCATTATAGATCTCACCAACGGGCGACAGCCTACGTTGTCCTCCGATGACGCACATAAGTGGTTCCCCTTTTGGCGTGGAGTCCCTGACTCAGGCAAAGATCTCCTACGTAGACCGTTCCATGCCGGATTTACGGGAACGACGGCGGACGAGATGCTTCCTGTGATAGACAGCGAGTGCAGGGGGGATCGTATACTACTACCCTTTACGGGCTCGGGGAAGGAAATATCTATCCTAGCACGTGAAGGAAGAACCATAACCTCGTTTGATACTCTCTTCTTTAGCAAGATGATTGTCCAAGGTATCTTCGCGGGGGAAGAACTCGCTAGCAACGAGATAAACCAGTCTATTAAGGGGTGGGCCTATCTTAATCGTCCCATACACGTAGACGAGGAGAGTGCCCAATTCATCGATACAGTAGCACAGACAGGAGAGCCATATCGGCTAGCTGCTCTAGGTATATCCATAATAAGGTGTACCATGCGAGGTAGACTAGATGGATGGATCGGCTCTGTAGAACAACTAGAGGATAGCTACGACGCTGCCCTTGCACGTAATCGGGAGTGGTTTCAACTTCCTGGACGACTCGTACATTACCATAATAATGTGCTTGGAAAGGAAGGACGGAGCATTACGGACCATCCCTGGGACACGATGATAGTCGACCCCCCGAAAGTAATAGGACGTACGGACATCTACTCGGAACGGTATGCAATGCTTGATAGTTGCCTCTCACAGGAGGACGTAGAACTTCCTATCTGGAAATCCGAGGGCTACATTGACCGGATACGGGAGCTGCTACAAATCCCCTGGAAGAGATGTCTGTTCATGTATACCACGGGAGTTAGTCCTACGGTCGAGGAGATAGAACGCCTGCTACACTCCGTAGGCGAGATTGTCGGTAGGTACCAAGTGTTACGCACGAGCAGGAAAGACATCCTGTATGTGGTCGAAAAGTAACCCCCAGCAAAACGATACCACCTCCCCAGCACCATTTATATGACCCCCGTACACATACGAAATCTCAAGAAACTCCTGAAAAACCACTTGCCGTTTAGGTCTCGACGCCAGTATAATTAAATTGATGGAGAGCAAGCTAGCAAGGAAAGGATCAAGCATCGTGGCAGAGCAAGAGCAAATCGATACGCGATCGCACTACGCCAAGTACACTGTCGCACACAAGAAGTACGAGCATAGCGAGAAAGGCAAAGTGGCTCGTGCGAAGTACATGTCGAGCGAGAAAGGCAAAGCAGCTCGCAAGCGCTACCAGGACAAGCGCAACGCTGAGATCAAGCAACTGCTGAAGCACGCCCGCGAGAGCGGAGCGGACGCTCGGACTAACTAGAGTCAGTCGAAGCGCTCGAGTGAGTACGCTCTCCACTCACTCGAGCGTAACGACATAGAAAGGCTAGTCAATCACCCCTTACCCAATCCACTACCCTTACCCAATCACTACCCTTACCCAATCACTCACCCAATCACTCACCCAATCACTCACCCCTACCCAATCACCCAATCCCTTACCCTACAATTTCCCACGCAACTACCCCCGCCACGTAGGGACTTTGAAAAACCCCTGGAGGGTTGGGCGAACACTGAGACAGGGGGAGGAGTGGTACTGTCTAAGGGGGGGGATGTGGCTTGAATAACCCTGAGGAGTTGCAGCTGGAAAATAAATACTGATGGGGAGTACATTAGAGGGTTGGGATATAGTATAATATAAGTGAAGGAAGGAAAGATAGTAGGAGGAGTACAGATGTCGGAACAGTTGAAGGAGATGAAGGAGAGAGGGTTAGAAGTACTCCGACAGTTGAAGGAAGGAGATATCCGACAACTTCTGGAGGAGATCCTAACCGACGGGTTAGAACAGACGTATGACGGATCCTGTGGATGTTGTATATCCCACCTCGACGACTTGAGGAGGACCCAGGTTGTCGTATCAGAACAACTCCTCATACAATTCGAGGTGGAGTTAGACCAAGACGATGTAACGCACGACAAGATCGACTGGATCAGGTAGTCCGCAACAGGCGTAGGGGTAGGAGGAGTGGGAGATGGTCCTAAGGGTCGGCCAGCCGGGACCCTACTCTTATGATGGCGGAGGCTACGAACGCCTGAGTTTGAAGGTGTGAGGCCCGACAACCACGCGGACTTTGACTGGCTACGTAGAGGGCAGCATTAGTAGGTACGAAACGGGGCAGTCTCTGTAGGAGTTCGGTCGGAATATTTGTATTGAGACTACGTACTACGACCATAGATCGTCGGGACAAAAGGCGTGGCCAGAAAATAAATATGATGATGGGGCTTGTATTA